ATAAAGCATTGAACTTAGATGAAACAACTGGAAACTTTTTAAGAATTCAAGGAATAACGTTTACACAAGATACTACTCATGAATTAACTGTTGATGAGTTTTTCAAAAAACGTAGTAATTTATCAGATCCAGAACTTGTTGGAAATGCATTAACATACTCCCCACTGGTTGAAAAGTCACGGTATGATGAAATAAAACTAAGCAGAATGACTTATGGAAAAAATGAGTTTAGTATTGATAGTACATATATACAGACACAAGATGATGCAGAAGAAATGATAAGATGGATTATAAATAAGGTTATGGTTCCCAAAAAGTCAATTGGAATAAACCTTTTTAGCATTCCAACCCTTCAATTAGGAGATATAGTTACAGTAGACTATAAAGATTCTTCTGGACTTGATCTTGTTACATCGGACTCATCAAGATTTGTTATATATAATATAGAATATTCAAGATCTTTAGAAGGTCCATCAATGACATTATATTTGAGTGAGGTGTAAAATGGCAGAAATTTTTGATGTAACTGGATTTGGAGTATATGCCACAAAAGACCCTGGTGGTGATTTAGAGGTTGCAGGTTCTGCAGACATAGGAATCACTCTAGACGAATATATAGAACGGCATGGAGGTATAAATGTAAGTGGATTTGATGGCTCAAGAGAAAAGGCTGCTGCAGCAAAAAAAGCAGTAGAAGACTCTTTAAGATCTGGATATGTAAAGTATGAGAGTCCAGGAATCATGCGTGATGCTCAAGAAAACTTTATAAAGCGAAATGCAGGTAAAGCAAGACTTAGTGGTGGATATGCAGATGCTGGTCTTTATTCTGCAGACATAGTTGGTCCAAACGGAGAAGTTGTAGCACTTCAAGAAGAAGGAAGTAAAAGATCATTTTTTGATGCAACTGGAAAAAGGTTAAGTGCGTCTGAAGTAGCAAAGACAGAGACTGGAAAAGGTTTTGCAGCAGCAGGTTGGGATATTGGTTTTGGTCCAGGAATGATTGCTCCAGGAGTAAAAGCAGATACTTCAGCAAGAGATGCAGCAAGAGCAGCAAGAGAGGCAGAAGTTGTTCAATCGTCTAGGTCTATACAAACACAACAAGAACAGCCAGACGTAGATCCTATTCCCCTTACATCCTCTCTTTTACCTGTATCTAATACACCGCCACCACCTCCAGCGAAAACAGCACCAATAGACACAGTTTTATTTGAAGATTCGGGAATGTCTATTGAAATAATGACAGACTTAATATTTGAAGATATTGGTGGACATGAGTTATTAAGTATTTCTAGAAATGATATTATTAATGGTCAACAAATTTCATATAGTCCAATAAAAAATCTTGGACTGGTTCAGCAAAGATACAATCCAAACAACATTTTGGGACTACAGTCTACATCAGACAAATACTTTGCTAACTTTGTTATTAAACTTGAAGAAAAAGTTCCTCTAGAGGGAAGCGGACTTAATGGATTAAACGTTTATATAGAAGAGGAAACTGGAGATCTAATAATTGAGACTGTTAATATGAACACTGATGAGCAATTAGAGGTTCAAGTGGCTATAAATGGTACAATATATGAAGCGAACTTTGGAGAAATTACATCATGATTACTAATACTGGTAAGAGTATTATTGGAAAATATATGCTTGGCCAAGCCCCTGCATATGCCTCCTACCTTGCAGTAGGATGTGGGCCACAGCCACTTCAAACAGAAGATGTTGCAGATGATTTTGCCACAAAAACCAACCTTGATTTTGAAATGTTCAGGGTGCCAATTTCTTCTAGAGGCTTCGTAAACGAGAACGGTATAGATAAGATAGTCCTAACAGCAGAACTACCTACAGAAGAAAGATATGAAATTACAGAAGTTGGTTTATACTCAGCAGGATCAAACCCTAATGCTGGAGCATACGATAGCAAGACAGTATTTTCTTTTGCACAAAATGAAATATGGCTTCACCATACAACTTCCGCTGCGACTGAAATCCCTACAATATCAATACCTCTAGATGACCCAGAAGATGATAATGTAATTGCAACTAATGGAGTATTTCAAACAAATGCAGATAACTCTATTTTTTATAAAACAAATCGTGTTGAAAGATATGAACGTGCAAGGTTTTTAAATAATACTATTTTAATTCAAGGAGACGACTCTGATCTTACTTTAGATGGTGGAGGTTCTGGAGGAGTAGATCATATTGTTATTGAGCCAGGATCAAACCATATACACTTAACTGCACCAAATGTTGACTTTACTAGAAACTCACCTACAGACGAACTAAGAATGGCCTTTTCTTTAGTAAACAAAGATGGAGATTCTGTTGCAGTTCCAGATACCATTAGAATATTAGTTGACTTTGCAAATACGGATGTTGCAGAGCCCGAGGTTTATGCTAGGTTTGAAATTGATATTGAGAATGGTTATGATGGATATGATTTTGAAACAAATAGATACTTTGTAGTAAAAAAACAATTACAAGAACTTTATACAACTCAAAACTTTACATGGCAAGCAGTTAATGTTGTAAAAATTTATGCGTGTGTTCTTGACACTGGAGTAAGCGGTGGACCATTGCCGTCTTCCGACTACTATATTGCTTTAGATGCTATGAGGCTTGAAAATATTGCAACAGTAAGTCCTTTGTATGGTCTAACTGGTTATTCTATTATCAAAAATACAGACGCAACTACAATTATTAAATCACCAAATACAAATAATTATATTGAGTTTAGATTTTCTATTGGGGTAACATAATGCCTGATTCTAACATAAAAAAATTACGCATTTTAAAGTCATCTTTGCCGCCAGTAGATCATGATACAGGAAAATATAACATTCGTTATAGGGTAATATCTGAAGATAGAAACAGAACATCTCATTGGTCTCCAATCTTCAATTCTGACGGATCTAATGTTATTGGAACAAGTGGAGCACTATCAATAACTCAAGAAATAATTACAGCAGTTTGGGGAGATGAAAATCTACATCCAGCATACGATATATTTGTAAGTTTTGACGGCAACCCTTTTTATTGGCACGGTACATCATCAGTTCACTCATACTCATTTTTAAATGAGGGATCAACAACTGTACAGGTAAAGGTTCAGTTAGTGTCATCTAAAAAACAAATAAAAGCAGCACTTAATATCTTTGACTCTGGCGAAGAGTTTTTGGTATAATTTAATAGGAGGAAATACATGGCAAAAGTACCACTACCTGAAAGAGGTCAACCTCTTGATGTTACGTACATATATCAGTTAGTAGAGGCAGTAAACGATCTATCTACTTCTATATCTGATGCAACATATAACTACACTGACGTTGATGTTGTTGGTGCAGAAAAAAGAAGCATTAAGACCTCAGACACAAAGTTTGTTGGAAAGTTTAAGCAAATTGCCAACAATGAAACAGTAACTGCAGGTCAAGAAAAGTCATACTCTATTAGTTATTCTAACTTTAAGTTTCCACCCATTGTTACAGCATCTGTTGTAAATACGGGAGGAACAACTGCTGGAACTAATACATCTGTTGTTATCTCTTCAATTACGGCATCCCAAGTTGATTTTATTGTAAAGTTTGGGGCATCAGGAACAGCCTCAGTTGGAGTTAATGTAATTGCCATTGGAGTTCCTAACTAATATGACGTGTAAAAGATGTGAAGGAAAAATGTTTGTAGATAGAATACATTCAAACATTGATCATTTAGAGTCATACTGCATAAAGTGTGGCAATAGAAAGTTCTATCATCCACCTAAAGATACAGCGGAGGGCAAATGGCTACTGCAAAAGGAAAGATTCAGAGCGAAGCATATAATAACGAACCTGTAATTTCTGGTGGTAAAAAAATTTGGTTTCTTAATGGAGACTTGGTAAGACTTCATCATAGTTCTAGATCAACAGGAATGGTAACTGTTTATAATATTAATAAAGATAGATTAGAAACTTGTCTACGATCTGACTTTAGAAGAAATAGAAAAAGAGCGTACACAGTTGCAGAGACTGCCAAGTTAGTTAATCGTCATAGAAAGTATATGCCAAGATTAATAAAACGAGGAATCATCCCACCACCAGTTGGATCGAGCATTGAAGGCAAAACTGGTTTTCAAATTAGGGCTTATTACTCAGAAGATCACGTTAAAGAGATTTGTGCTATACTGGCAACTATACATATTGGGCAACCAAGAAAAGACAAATTAATAACAAATAATATGACTCCTACAAGCCAAGAGTTGACACGGCGAATGGGAGACGGTATACTTACATATACGAAGACAGAAGATGGACGATTTATTCCAGTGTGGAGTGAGTCTATTTAGTTTATTGAAATGGGTGGTGTAATGGAAAACGATTCAACTAAGGTAAATGTAACATTAGGATATACGCTTAATCTAGGTAACTTTCAGTCACTTAGACTTGATCTAGGAATTGTAGATAGCAAGCGTGATGGAGAAACAACAGCAGAAGCATTTGATCGTGTATACAAGTTTGTTGAAGATAAATTAACTGAAAAGATTCAAGAAGCAAAGTCTGAAATCAACGAGTAATGGCTGATCGCAAAGACCGCATGGCTTTG